AGTGAGGCAATACTATTGTAACTCTTAACACTTTCTGCTAATGCTGTTGCGTCAAATCCTCTACTCATTTAATCATTCCACTGTTCTACAAAGTTAATCTTAAAGCCGTAATGTAATGCTGAATCTACATCAAATTCAATCTTGTCTGTTGCGAAGATTGCGTGTAACGGTATGTCATCACTAAAAGTATTTAGCGTCTGTGCGGAAGTCACATTTTCAAGTAGTGCTGGTTCAATTCTAATACGACATTCACCACTTGCATTTGAACCACCATCTGCGGCAACAACATAAATCTTGTCGTGATTGCTAAATTGAATGAAGTTACCACCTTTAATCGCAACTGCTAAGTCAGCACCAAACCCATCAACAATAACTTCTCTTGTTCCCGATGAGTATGATGCTGTAACTGTGTGTGTGTCTGAATCTGCAATATGTGTAGAATCATTGATTAGTTGTTTTGGTGCATTCAACTTAAATGCTTTTGATTGACCTTGCATCGCATTAAAGAATGCAACGAACGGCATCAAATCTTTTGCTTCCATTGCTCCGTATGTGTACTGTAACTCAATACGATGTGCTCCTAAATTTCTACGCTGTGATGTAAGCGCATTAGTAGTTGACACCAATGTTGGTTGATCAATTGTTACTTTTATTTTAGATGGTAGTATGTGATTTGGAAATACACGACCTGTTGCATCTTCTGCATCCAAATATGAATAATCTGTTAACGCCATTTATTTCTCCTTAACCAAGTGGTCCTCTAACGCCTCTTTTATTGTATGCTGTTTGAATCATACCTGTAATAACTTGTTGATTTTCTAACAAGAACTGAACACCAGTTTGTGTGTCTACTGCTGTTAGATTGAAGTTTACAGTAAGAGGTTCTTTTGTAATTTCTAATGTGTCTGATTTTGATCCCATTGGCATACTAACACCAGAACTAGCATCATTCTTCATAATTCTCTTTGACTCTGAGTTTGAGAAAATACGAGAATCTTTGTTAGGAACAATAAGTTCTGGACCACGCTCACCAACAATCGCAGGCTGTCCTGCTGTAGCAATACCACCATTAGCGAACATTGGAATACCCATCATACCAAGTAGTGGCTTAACAATGTATGCTTGAATGATTGCTTTCATAACCATTTGTAGAACCATCTTAGCGATGTTTTGAAGTCCTTGAAATACTGATGTAACACCAGTAAACATATTGTAGAATTGATCGGTAATCGCACCACTCATTTGAGCAAAACTTGCTTTAATTGTTTCTGCTGTTCTGTGTGCTTTAACTGCCATTGGCTCATACTTAGAATTAATCTGTGTGAGCGCATCTGAATATTGAGCAAGACTTAAAGTTCCATTGTCATATGCTTGTGTAATCTTTGGTAGTAAGTCAGCGTTAATTGTGTCTTGTTCTGTTGACTTAGTAACAGTAGCAACTAATGATTTGTATGCTTGGTTCAGTTTCTGAGCATAAGTTAATGCTTTACTCTTAGCCTTATTATTATTAGTTGTTGATGCTGTATTAGCAGTTGTTGATGCTGTTGTAGCGTCTAATGCCGCTTGTAGTGCCGCTTCTTCTTCTGCACCTTCTGCAACAAGACGATTAAACTCTGTCATAAACTCATTGAATGTGTTAAGACCTGTAACATCTCCTAAACTGTCTACTGTTATGCCCATTGCGTTAAGGCTGTCTTTAATTCTACCAGTAGCATTATTGAATACTTCTACTGCTGTTGCAACATGGTCTGTTCCAAAGATTTCATTTATTCTTTCTTGACCAATACCAACATTTGGTAGATTGAAACTACTACCAATGTCAAATCCACTAAAAGCATTTTCAGTTGCTTTGTTTAATGCATCTTGGAATGTAATCTCACTACTAAATGCCGCTTGCAGTGCTAATGCCGCACCTTGACCCAAGTTAGTAAACTGTTGAACAAAGCGAGAACCAAAATCACCTGTTGCCACGCCAATTCCAACAAACACTTGCTTGAATATTTCAGGAAGATTAGTAATAATATTGTATGCACTTTGGTACATGTATGTAAATGTATTAATAATCGAATTGATTGACACTTTAACAATTCTAAAAACAAAGTCAAATGAATTCTTAAAAAATGTTTTAATCTTATTAAGTTGGAATGCAACTGAGTTTCTAAAACTTTCTATTGCTTCTTTGTTATTGTGAAATACTTCACTAACTGTTGTTTTAATAAATGTAAAGGCAGCAGTAAACATCTTAACCATCTTTACTACTTTATTAACTACTACATTGATTGCGGCACCAAGTCCCGCACCAAGTGTTTTAGCAAAGTTAGTTGCTCCCCCACCACTGAATGCTTGGTTCATTATGTCCATTGTGTCTTTAAGTGCTGAACTTAAACCACCTTGACCAACACTTGCGGCAAACTGTGAGATGTTGTCTTTTAGATTAGAGAATTTACCACCCATTGTTGCGGCTTGATCTGAAATACCAGTAGCATAACGACCACCTTCTTCACCCAAAGATTTAAGTGATTCCATTAACTCTTTTGCTGAGCCACTTGCCGCTACTTGTGTGTCGCCCATTGAAGCAACAAACTTGTCATTCTCTTTACGAACTTTAATACCAAACTCTTTAAGACGCTCAAACTCACCTGTTAGACCATCTGCAACTGCTTCTGCTAATTGTTCAAATGATTTACCATTTGCGGCAGCGATGTTACCAAATGCTTTTAGTGAATCTGTACTTGTGTCAATACCATTTCTTTTAAGAATAGTAAATGCACTTGTAACTTCATCTAACTGAAACGGTGTTGTTGATGTAAAGTCTTGAATTTGTTTGAATGCTACGGCTGCGTTTGCGGCTGAGCCTGTAACTGTTTTAAGTCCTGCTTTAAGACTTTCAAACTTTGTGATTGTGCTAACAAGACTACCTGCTAGTTTGCCCAATCCGATTGCGGCAGCCGCAACCCCTAATGTCTTAAAAGCGGAGCCTAAAGCAGCCCCGCCTTTTTTTGCTTTACCCGCATTTCTGTTGAATTGCTCAACTTGCTTGTTAATACGTTTTAGGACCGGGCTGGCTGAATCCGTCGCTGAGATTATTAGATTGATGTCGCTCATTGTCTCTCCTTAGTAACTCGAAATAAGCACTCCAGTATGTTACTTCGTATGCTGGCATTTCCATAACTTCTGTTATGCTCATTTTGAGTTCGTGTGCTAATTGAAACGCAAAATACAGGTCCCGGTCTTCGGTTAGTTTCCCACAGCATCCTCTGCTGTTGGTGCATCTTCATCACCCTCGCCCATTGCTGTGACGATTTTGAGAATAACATTTGGATCTACTTCACGCATGATCTCTGTTTTCTCTACTGGTTTGAACATCTTTTTACCGTTAGCATCAATCGCTCGTAGAATTAACATCTCTACTAGTGCTTCTGCTGTTTTACCTGCGTTTGTTAGTTCAATCACTTTTGATTGTTGTGCAAAGTTTAGACCACCTTGTTTCCAATACACTGTTGTGCCCCATTCTGGAACTTCCATTGATTGTAACTCACCTGAATTAAGTGTGTGGAAATGTTTCTTTGCGTTTTGTAATACTGTACTCATCGTCTTTTGCCCTTTTTGCGTTTTCTGTCGTATTTGCCTGCTCTACTATTGGCAGCTATTTTGTCTATTGATGGTTTACTAAATCCATCTGGTGCTTGTCGAGAAATACCTTCATCTAAATATGAAATGTATTCTACTCTGTTATTTATTGTAACACCTTTTCGGTCGAATTTGCGTCTCCAACCGCGTTGGGCTTTCCCTGTCTTGACGGGTGTATTCTTCTTGAGTTCACGATGTAAGTCTTTTGAAATTTCATCAACTACACCGCGAACAATACTACCAAGTTTTATTTCACCGTCTACACGAAAGGAAAAGCCCATTTTAGTTTCTCACAAGATTATGTTGTTACGTAACCAGTTGCGGCATTTGAGATTGTTAGATCACTGTTACCTTGAACTGTGATTGTCATCTCTGCCATACCGTCAAATGCTACTGAGCGTGAAACGCCAGTTACATAACCGTAACCATCGTATGATGAGTTTGCATCTGCTGAATCATCAACATAAAGTTGGAAGAAGTATTGGTCACCAACAACGATTGCACCTGTTGCATTTGCTACATCTTCTACCAAGATTTCATTGTCTTGTGTTGCGTCATCGAATGGAATGTAAAGTTCTACTGTACCAGTCCATGTTTTGAATGTTGGTAAGTATTTACGGATGCCATCTGACGACATGTTTGTGTATTCTACTGTGTCCATGTTGTGTTCTACACTCCATGAACGTACTTCTGCTACTGTTTCATATGTGCCTTCTGTTGGGTCATCATATGAACCACCACCGGTTGAAGTAGCGATTTTTACTGCACCACTTTTACCTGTTCTGACTTGTCTCGCCATTATTCGTTCTCCTCATTAAGGTCTAAATTAAGTTGTTCTGCTTCGACTTCAAGTTTTGGTTCTTCAAGAACTTCTACTTTTTTCTTAGCAGTCTTTTTCACTGCCAGACTCCAACCTTTTTTCTCATACATCGCTACATCTTTCGATGGAACATTATGAACACGATTGTTACCTGGCTTCATCATTTTTACTAACATCAAACATCTCCCGTTGTGTAAGTGTAAATCACCTCGGCTGTCATTGTAAACTGAGCATATGGGTGTTCCATTGGTTCTCCCATAGTGATTTGTGTAATCTGAAAGTTATGAGCATTGCCATTTCTTTCACGATCTTTGTCAAGTTGTTCTTCAAGTGCTTCAATAAGAGTATTGCATGTTTCGTCAATAGTCTTGTCACTTGCACGAACAAACACATTGATTTCAATATTCAGATTTCCTTCACGTTTGGATTGAGTGCGAGAATAACCCATCGTGATGTCATCACGACTTTCATTACCCGATGTCACAACAATATGAGGGAACGCTGTTCTTGCTAGAT